TATCAAGCCGCTCTACGTGTATATGCCCACATTAATCAAATCATCGCCACGGCAAAAAGCCGTCGGCACAAGTTACAGGAAGGAGAATAAGACGTGTTTACATTTGATATGCAGTTGTTTGGAGAGGGAGCCAATGATGCAGCCACAACAACGACCAACGAAAACGTCGCGGGCACCTCCCAGGAAACCACGACGGCACCGGCAGCGGAACCGGTCACAGAACCGGCACAGGACACAACAGCCCGATATCTCGTCACAGACCCCCAGACGGGCCGTAAACGGATTGTAAGCGAAGCCCCGGCAGAACCACAGAAGCCGGAAACACAGACACCGCAGGAGCCGGCACCGGCACCAACGGAACCGGTACAGGAACCAACCGAACCACAGGAAGACAAACCGGAAACCAAGCCGGAAGAACCAGCGGAACCAGCGACGGAAGAAAAGCCGGAAGAAAAACCGCTGATACAGACCGGACCTTATACGCTGGATGAACTGAACGCGGCAATTAATAGCAACACTGTTGATGAATCGAGAATACCAGTCCAATACCAATTGCAGTACCAGCAGTTCAGACAGCAACAGGCCCAGAGGGCACAGCAGTTACAAGCCCAGCAGGCGCAGTTGCAACAGCAGGCCCAACAGGCCCAGCAAGAACAGCTGAAAAAGATGTTTACGGACATCGAAACAGCGGCAGAAAATCAGGCCCGGCAAGTAACCGGCGTTAGCCAGCAGGACCTTGAAACGGCGGATTACTCCGATGACGCACAGCTGAAACAGCGTGTAGAGATGTACAACACGGCGAAACAATACTATCAGCAACAACTCATTGGAGCCATCCAGAGCCAGCAACAGCAGGCCCAGCAGGCCAAGAACCAGCAGAGCGCCATTTATCAAAGCATTGCAGAGTTCGTTGCGGACAAGTCGAAAACGGAAAAGCATTTCCAAGAAATCAATCAGATGATGACCACTCATTACCAGAACATGCCGTTCAAAGACGCCGCCGCGGTATCGGATGCTATCCAGGCGCTCAATGCGGGTAAAATCAACGAACAGCAGTGTAAGGTGCTGGAAAGCTATTACAACGTTACCCGGGCCGCTTACTACGCAAAAGCCAACGATCTGACGAAACAGCCGAAGAAAGTACCGGTGCCGAAAGTCGAAGGGCCGGGAACGGGGGCAACGGAACCGCCAAAGCCGTTTGATTTCAGCAAATTAAGAGACATGACAGAACGCGAACGCCGTGCCGCACTGTCAAGATACTGGCACGGCAGATAAAGGAGAGATGAATAGATGGCAGATGTAACCAGAAATTTAAACAAATCCGCTAACCAGTCGTTTACGTACGACGCTATCGGGCATGCAGAAGACCTCAGCCCGATTCTGACTAATATCACACCGGAAGTGACACTGTTTTATTCTAAATTCGGCAACACGAAACCGGCAACCGAAACAACCTTTTCGTGGATGACGAAAGGCCTCAGACCGCCTCAGACGAACGCCCACCTCGAATATGAAAAGTACGAATTCGAACCGGTTGGTTCTATCGAAGGGCTGTCCAACAACGTCCAGTTCTTCCAGAACTCCGGACTCGTATCGGACGTACAGAATGAAGTCGTCAAAGCGTACAACAACGAACACGGTACTGACCTTGATGACGCTAAATTCGATGCGTACAAATACCAGGCGCAGGACATTGAATACATGCTTGTCAACGGTGAAAAGAAAGTAGATGGCACGAAAACCGTCGCACCGCTGTCTGGTGGCATTCCGTATTTCATGTCTATGAATACCATTGACGTTACTGTATCGTCTACAGACGGCACGGTTACCGCCTCTACAGACCCGAAACTGGACACCGGCGATATCGTGTATTTTGTCGCAAAGACCATGCCGACCGGCCTCAAAAAGGGCCTGTACTACTATGTACGTGTCGATGCATCGGACCCGAAGAAACTGACGCTGTTCGATACGCAGAAAGGCGCAGTCGAAAACATTGCCGACAAACAGGTAAAACCGACAGCTGCAGGTACGTCTGTACAGCTCGTTGCGAACAACATCATTTCCCTCGGCGGCTCTTCTGACTTCACACTGGATGATATCAACAACGCGATGGAAATGGCATTCAAACGTGGCGGCAATCCGACGGAAGCATTCATGTCTTCCTCTAAGTTCCGTAAATTCTCCGACCTCGTACTGGCCCAGACCACTACCTACCGTAAATCCGGTGAAAAGAAAGCCGCAATGGTGGCAACGACCTATCAGGGCGCATTTGGCGTAGTCAATGCCAACATTCACCGTCTCTATCCGGACGAACGTGTCGATATCCTCGACATGCAGTACTGGGATATGCGGTATCTGTCCCGTCCGCACGAAGTCACGAACCTCGGTAAAGACGGCACATACGAAAAATTCGTTATCGAAACCAGAGTCGGCCTGCAGGGCACACAGCCGAAAGCGTCCTGCTCTATCGTCGATATCCAGCGATAAGCAATTCCATAAGGGGATACGGGGATGCTCGTATCCCTTATTTAGTAAGGTGGTGACAATATGATCACGAAGCAGAGATTGTTTAAAGACGGCGACAATATCGTATTGCGTAACACCGTAGATTGTTCGGCGGCGATTGATGCGGCCCGGCGCGCTAACGAAAGCACAGACGGCGGCTGGTTCGGTGATAAGAACGAACGGATGCAGTTAATGGGATACATCCCACCTGAATTCTGGACGTTTGACCCGTGGCTGATTGCCGCACGCCGGGCACAGCAGGAAGGCGATATGCGTACGTACATGAAGGACATGAAAGCCTTTTTCCGTACGCATACGGCCTTCAAAGTCAATCATAAGCGCACAATGTGGCGCGGTACCGGGGCGGTGTTGCTGGGATGATTACGGTACAGGAATTAAAGAACCTCATCCGCTATAAGCTCAAAGACAACAACGAAGTCCAGTACAGTGATTATGATATCCTGCAGGCCATCAACGAAGTACTGAGATACGTTAACCAGTACTACATGAACAGCGATTTCCTCGAAAAGGTACAGCACTACCGGCAGGACGACATGAACCGGGAAATAGACGAATACAATGCAAGTCTTACACCGGACCCAGGAGACGAAACGACGACACCGACGCCGAAAGAACACATCGACATGATGATGACGGGCGTAGAACTCCCGGAAGATTTCCTTACGATCGTACGTATTGTTGATGGCCATGGCCGTGACCTGCATCCATGCGACGCTATCCGTCCTCCGCGCTGGGACGAGTATAAGATACTCCAGAACCGCCTGTATGCCGGCGTAAAAGATGTTGACATGCTGTACAATGCAGGATTCATGAGCGTGTCAGCACTGACGGACAGTATCGAACTGCCGTTTGTATTCAAAGATGCACTGGCAAAATTGACCTGTACCGTACTGCAGAATAATCCTGATACGGACGTCATGAGCAGTGCCGTTGATGATGCGCTGGCTAACGTCGTGCCATTACGGAAATACACCAATATGGAAAAACGTATGCCGTTTTACTGCTAGGGGGTGACTGAATGAAAGTAGACACAGCCATTACACGTATACAGCAGGAAACGCATGATATCAGCAGTGAATACAGTCGTGAACGGTGCATCCAGTTCCTCAATACGGCGACACAACAGGTTGCCGGGCTTCTTATCGGAGCAAAATGGCCGGTACTGGTGCAGGAAACGACTATCCGGGACGGCGATTCCATTCCGCATAACTACCTGAATGCATGCGGCACCTATCCGCTGTCTATGACGGCAGGTAAGGCCCATATCACGGACCCAGCGTATACATCGGTCAAATTCCGGTATTTTGCCACCCCTGATTTGCTGGACAACGCTTCGACTGATATGCCGTTCGAACACGACGCAATCAACGACGTCATCGTTAAATCAGCTGTATTACTGGCACTCAATGAGAACGAATACGATATCTCAGCCGATACGAATATCGTAAACGCCTTACAGCAGGCCATCAGTGCAGGAATGAGTTGATGCTATGGCAGACCTTAACAAAAAGATACTGACAATGCCGGAACTGCCGAACACCATACAGGGCGACGGCAGATACTTCCTGTCACTGATGCGGAAATACCTGAAATCCGTCAATGAACAGGTAAATGTAGCGAATGGCTTCACGGCAGACGATGTAGACGCCAGCACAAAAGGCGACTTCCCTATGCCGAAGAACTTCACATTGACGTTCGACCGGCTGGGCGGCGTGCTGAACTGGGACGCGGTAGACGACACCAGTCTTGCCTATTACGAACTACGGACAGACGCCAATATCGGGGCCGGGTATGGGCTGCTGGAAAAGACGACGGCTACGTCAAGCACGATACTGCCACAGACTGCCAGCGGCAAGATATACCTGTTTGCCGTCAGCAAAGACGGTAAAGTGTCAAACGGCCGGACCATCACATACAACAAACGCCGGCCGTCGGCACCGTCTGACATATCGTTCACGAAGAACAACGAAGGGACACTGATAACGTTCCTGGAAATACCGTCTAACTGCATCGGGGCGAACCTGTACATAGACGGTATCAAGTATCAGACGATTGATAACGTGTATCTGTACCCCCGTTCCAGTATCAAAGAGATATACATCGCTTATTACGACCAGTTCGGTGAAGGGGAACGGGCGTATCTGTCGTGCTACGTACCGGATATAACCGGCTTCTGGGTAGAAAAGAACGGGGCGAACCTGTATTTCTACTGGGACGCGCTGAATATCTACAATATCAAATACGTCGTGAAAGTAGGCCAGACACGGGACTGGGAACAGGGAATAGAGATATTCCGGTCAAAGGTCAATAAATACCGCTATATCCGGCCGAATGAAGGCGACTGTTATTTCATGATTAAAGCCGTGGACGATCACGACAATTATTCCGTCAACGCTTCATGGTATCTCCTGTCAGCCGACCCGGAAATCAATAAAAACGTCATCCTTGACTATAACCAGAAGGACGTTGGCTACAGCGGCATCAAGACGAATATGTACTATGATTCGGCCATGAGCGGGCTGAGACTGGAAAAGACGTCATTCAATGGCGAGTATCTGATGGGCATTACACTGCCACAGACGATACGGGCGCGGAACTGGATAGACTGCAAGATAAATGCGGTTACATCCAGCAGTATAGCCGTAAAAGACATGGATTTTGCTGTAGAGTCATACGAAGCACAACATGTGCTGGTATGCGGCATCCTTGGCGACCTCGACGGGGTAGAGCTGCAGAAACAGATTGCCCGGTACACTGGCAAGACAACGGACATCATCCATGCCGTGACAGACGGAACCAGTGCTATATCAAGCGGCAGTATCCGGACGGAACGGAACACATCATTTGCCCAGGCACGTTGGAACAAAGGTGTACTCATCACCGATACGACACAGCTGGAATATAACGTGAGTATCCCTGAAACATTCTCCATCGGCTTCTGGTTCAAGAAGAACGATGTACTGAATGACTGCATCATCATGGAACTATGGGGCACGAAGCCGAACGGCAGTGATTATATGGCCGTAAAGGACATGACATTTGCCGTCAATTCCTACGATGCACAGCATTTAGGTGCTGACGGGATATTCTTCAATATCATACTGGTAATCGGGTATGACAAGCGTCTGGACTCGTTCTACGTACGGGACAGCGTACACAATAGGATATTGTATCTACAGGTACAGACGACCGAACGTGACTGGCTGTTTTTCGGACTCTCCCAGAGTTCTGATAAACGGCTATTTTTTATACGCGAATTTAACCTCAATACGGAGAAACGTCTGCAGGTATTCATGGACCCGTGCAGTTCATTCGACCGTATGTATTTGAATCCGAAGGAGTAGAGCATATGAATAAAGACGAAATGAAAATCAAGGGCGCGCTGAATGTCGTCATCCGCCATGCGAACGGCGATGTAGAAACACGGCGCAAAGATAATCTCATCCTGAACGCCGGTTTTGACTTCATCTGCGCCGCTATTGCCAATCCGACCCGGCCTGACCTGATGGGTTATACCGCCGTCGGCACGGGTACGACAGCCGTAGCCGCCACACAGACGGGCCTTACTACGGAAATCAAACGTAAATCGGCCAGCTACGCACATACATCCGGCACGAAAGTATTCACACTGACAACGACGTTCGCCGCCGGTGAAGCTACCGGAGCCATTACGGAAGCCGGTATCTGCAACGCCGCGTCTGGTGGTACTTTCCTCGATCGCGTCGTATTCGACGTCATCAATAAGGCCGCCGACGACACCATGACAACGACCTTCCAGTTCACCTTGTCGTAACGCCTATGGTTGAGATTGCCAAAACATTCACGCTGTACAAG